AAGCCCGATGCTGCGATGGGGTCCCTAAGTATCACGTACAGCGTTTCATGCAAAAAGAACATGCCTTGTACGTTGGCAGGCATTTTCCATTTAAACCAACTGGACATGACTCGATCAGCACCTCGGTTAGAGAACCGAAATAGGTATATTTCATCTGGAGTTCTAGAGCTGCGCATAATCAGTAGGTTTGCTGACTGACTGAACTTAAGCTCTTGAATATCAGCTGGAACATATGTCGGCACTAAGCGGGTAATTTCTACAGCATCGGTACGGCTTTGACGGGCATCTCCAGGCGCCATTTCAAAGACCATTGAAGACCGATCATTTTCTTCAAGGAATATGAACGTTGAACCCGTGTCAACGGGTCCTACCCTAAATGATTCTGGATAGCTGGATATTTGGTTAAGTTCTGCCGACGCTGCGGAGAACGCATCCGTAGAAGTGTTAAGGATGTATTGAGCACTGTCGGAGAAGAGGAACAGACCTTGGTTTGTAGAAATACCAAACCTAAGTTGAACAGGTGTTCTGCTGCCACAACTGAGGTCAATCGGATCACTATCCACAAAGTTGGCAACAGAATCAGAAAAGAGATTAAAGAAATCTCCAGCCTTTGAACAGACCACGGATTCCCCACTCATGAGGATCAGGCGGTTCTGAAAAAAGGACATGCCTGAAATAGCCGCACCAACAAAGGATGGATCTTCATTGGACTCTTCATCACCGACCTTACGATCTACCCAAGACTGTTTGGCAAAAGGAATTACCTCCTCCGTAAGCGTGGCTACCGTGTTAATCGTAAAGGTAGCACCGTCAATGTTGCTGACCACGTTTGTAGCAGCATAGCCTCGACCAGTTCTACTTGGTTCTACTTGATCAATGATGCCTGTCTGTACGGTTACAGCGGTAAGTGGGGCTTCAAATGCCTGAAGGATAGGGGCGGTAGGGGTGGGAATTGCAACCAACGCTCCACCAATTGAATATGTGGTATTCCCTAAAACCACCGGGGCATTGGTTGAGGTCTTAGCAACCTCTAGGCCCCCAACAAACCACCGATATTCAGATCTATCTGCAAATACGTTCCAGACAACCCGAGTGGTGCTAGGTAGGGTGCTGGTGGTTGTGGTGGTATCTGTACGTGTTCGTGTGACACGTAAGCGAAGGTTGATACCAGCGCCTCCTGTAACACCAAACGTTTGTCCAACAGCGTAACTTCCAACACCAGCATTGGTTACCGTGACTCCAGATGCTGTTCCTGTGAGGGAGGCTGATTGGACGGTGGCAGCGGCTTCAGCGGCACCAAATTGTCGGTAAGTAAAGGTGCCATTCGCTTCTTGAATGATGACGTGTGGAGCAGTGGCAGGATTGATGCCTAGAAACGTATCAGGTGCAATCGTCTCTACCCATGTGCCCGAGCCACTAGTTCCACCATTAGAGGTTTGAAACTCCAGCCAATAGCCAGGTGCCCCCGATCCAGGCACCTCAATCTTAATCTTGTCTCCGTTAAAGTACTGGCGTGGTAATTGAACAATGGAGGGAATGGTTCCCTTGTAAGCTTCCATTGCTAGGCCTGTGTCCCCACCTGATGCGGTCAGGATAAAGTCAGTATTATCCGCCTTACGAATTTTAATGGCATTACCAACAGCCGCAGCTACATAGGCCGGATTTGCGTTAATCAACGTGACCAACTCATCCCGCACACCTGTTAAGCTAAGGGTCCCATGATTAAGTGTAGTGTGGGTAAAGGTTGTAGTATCTATCGTAACGTTGTAGGTTGAGTCGTAATTAACGGTATTGATCAGTACGTAACCACTTGGGGTGATCGTTGCTGATTTGGCAGCTCCACGAGCAACGACCTTGGAACGGTTAAGAAGGAAAATGAAGTTATTGATTTGGAGTAGATCAAGCTGTGATTGATCCGTATGAGTTCCATAGGCCAATGCTCCAGCACTGATGGTGTTAACTGGTTGAACAACGCCCGTATCAGCGTCCCAGATACGAACTACTCCACTTCTTCCAACCTGAACAACGAAACGATCTTCGTCACTAAGGAACATCGGAAACCATGCGCCCAATGCAGAGCTGTTGGTCAGTTGACCAATGCCCTTGGTTCCGGGCCGTTTAACCAGACCACGGGTTGTGTCTGGGAGAAAGTTGGTGCATTCTCTCAGCTGCCCTGGTAGCTTAAGAGAGTCCGGCTGCTGGGACACACCACCAATAAGGTTAGGTATTTTCTGAGAGATGACTGCCATCTTATCTAGCGATAGTGTTGAACGGAGTGTAACTGATGTAGAAATTCTGACCTGTTTCTATCCCAAAGATGTTTGCTTGGGAAGTCTGGGTGTCGTAGGCCATGCAGTTATTTCGAAGGATTAGCTCATCCTGCGAGTTAAATGCCACCATGTCTTGAGCACCCTGAACACGCCCTGCAAATACACGGGTAGCTCGCTGGGTAACATAGGATTGAAATGGTTGAGGCAGATCCTCAAAGGAAAACAACCACACCACATCACAACGTACTGCTTCTCCAAAAGGAAAAACAAATGTATGACCCAACTTGTCGTAGAGTTTACCGTCCCTGAGTACCGTTTGGTACGCTTGGCGGTTCGATTGCTTGTTGTCTGACAGCGAAAGAACGTTTGGGGGAACCGTAATACACCCGCTGTTGTCAGGCATCAGTGGGTAGTTCTGTTCAGTATTGAAGTGCCAGCCCTCTCCAAGAACCTCTCTGGTTACTTGGTCAAGAGTTAGCTCTGCAATGGAAAGCTCAGGGTTTGCTTGGTCAAGTGCGGTAGCAGGGGCCTGTCCAATCCCCGCCAGCATCTGGTTGACTGCTTCTAATTTCGTGGCCATGTATCTGACGGGGGGTTATTAAAGAAAGGGGGGCTAACCTTTAATAAGGCCAACCCCCTGTTAAAACTTAGTTGACGTTGCGGAATTCACCGGCAACAGCAACGCGGACAGGACCAACGCCCATGGCCAAACGGCCAACAATAACGTCACCTTGGTAGATTACCTTGGTGTCCTCTCCAGTGGTTTGAACGCTAGGACCAATGGCCTCAACGACACCAACAGCTTCCCGATGGAAGATCAGGCCACAGCTGTTGTTGAAGTCACCACCAGGGCCGGAGCCATAGTTGTTGCGCTCACCCACGTTATCACCCTGAGGCTGTGCGGTGGTGATAGGGGCTTCAATGGAAACACCAGAAGGCGAACCATACTTTCCAAGGAAAGGAATGTTGTTCGACTTGAGGATCTTGATACCAGCAATTTCGTAGAGACCTTCACCACTGTTCAGCGAACCCTGGCTGTTGCCATAGTCACGGTTGAGGATGTTGGTATCAACTTGGCTGATCAGTGCATAGTACTGACGGGGGGACAGCACGGCACAACGGCCATCCTTAGGAGCAGCGATTTCATCCAGACGAGCAGCAGCTTCAAAGAAGCCGTCTACCAGCGCCTGAGCATCATACTCATTGGAGGTACCAAGGTTGACACGGAAACCACCAGGTTCGCCGGTCACAGCAGCAGTCAGACCAGATGCACGGCTGATTTGACGAGCAATGCGACGGTCGTAGTGCTCAGCCAGAGCTTGACCGATCTGACGGCTGATAGGACCACGGATGTCATACTGAGACAGCACTTCGTCCAGGTTATAGACAAAGGCACTGGAGATCAGCAGATCGTCCATGGTGATGGTGGTTTCAGCCACCGGGGGGGCACCATTGCCCAGGATTGCGGTACCTGGAACATGGTAACCGGCAGTCATTTTGCCGGTGTGGATGAACTGAGCTTCACGGCCACCACGAAGGGTGCGGCTCATCACCTTATCCTTAAAGATGGTGGCGTTACGGAAGGCTTCATACACTTCGCCCGTAAAGAGCTTCAGGTACAGAGCCCGCTCCGAGCCAGCGGTATTAATGCGTCCAGGACGCGAAAGAGTCGTAGTCATTAAAAGTTCGGGAATGAAGAATGTTCAACAGTTCCCTTCATGAAGGAATTGATGCGCGACGCGTAGTATTTGGTTGTTGGGCAATATGTCCGTTGTATTGGTTGTCCAGCGCACCGGGCCAATACTCCAGTCGACTGGGTTTTTAACGAGGTCCCAACCTCAAGGGGGAGCGGGAGGAATCGAACCCCCCCAACATGTCGCCTTACCAAAGGCTTCCCCAAAAAGGACCTGCGCCAAATAGGCAAGCAGATCCATACCATACCAACGTTACCCGAAACACCCATCTGTTAAAAGGGGTTTACTCTTGCGTTTGTTAGCCATGAAGGATAGAAGTTAAAGGAGGTCGCCTGATGCAGCTAGACGCTGCTCGATGTCAATGCGGTAGGCAGGGTCCGACTGATATTTGCGATCACCAATGGCTCGAGCAAGTTCGGCTTGTGAACGGAAGGGTTTGACGCCTTGACCTCGTACCGCTTTACCGGAAATGGGGGCACCATCAAATTCACCCTGCGACTTAAAGCGTTGAACTAAAGAGCTTACCGCAAATTGAACCATGTGTTTGTCCCTCGAAGCAAGGATGGCATCGTAAGCCGTTGCCTCGTCTGGACTTAGATTAGTTGCTGCCCATTGAACGGCTTGATTGTAGAACTCTTGTCCGCCAACCGTTTCAAGGATTGCCTTTTCTTCGTCTAGAGTCAGGGCTGCCTTAGGTGCTTCTTCGGGCTCGTTCCCTTGCTGCCCTTCTTCTTCCCGCACTTCTGCGGTGTCATCAGACTGTTCAGCATCCTCATCCTCAACATCCTCATCATTAGGAGTTTCTGTTTTGGGTTGGCCTAGTTTCTTTTCCAGTTCTAGGTATGCTTTCTCCATGTCTTCAGCAGACTTGAATTTGTTTGCATAACGAATCTGACTCTCAGCATCTTGACGCGCTTTATCATAAAGAGCTGTCTCATCTGCTTCTTGGTCATTGATGAGCTTTTCACCAATGGCTAGCGATTGAGCCTCGGATGCCTTTTGCGCAGCCTGAACGTCAAGGTTGTCTGTCGAATCAAAGGTAACTTCAGGCATATCAGTTGTAGACGCCGCGAACGACGCCAAAGGTAGGTTTGGTGATTTTGTTGGTAGTCCCAATCTTGGGTTTAGCGGCTTTGGTTTTTACGGTGGGGTTACCTGCCAGCTTGGCACGTGGGGTTAGATTGGTCGTAAGGGTAACCGCATCCGCCGTAACTTCAACCGCTTCACTGATGGGGGTTAGTGTTGGATCAGATACTGGGACTAGGTCCGCCTTCTGATCCTGCGTTTTGTTGGTTTTGTTGGCCATTGAGTTCATTCATTGCGTCTGGGTTTTTGGCTGGATCAAAGACTGGTGCCTTCATTATTTGAGCAGTTTGATTAGTCAGAGAGAGCTGCTCTTGATCAGCCATGATTGTATCACGTTCGCTTTGACGTTCTTCCGGTGTCTTGATCAATCCAAGAATATCAATGCCCACACTAGCAGCCAACCGTTTGGTTACCTCCTCCATGTTGACAAATCGTTGGATAGCTTCCGGGCCAAGTGTTTGTTGAAGGGTGGTCAGGAAGATGGCAAGAGCATCACGATCTTGACCACGACCAATGCCTTCAATGCCAGTGACGATGGTTGGGAAGACAATGCCCTTTGGCAGTTGTGGCAGTTGGCGTTCACGTTGAAGGATGAACAGCTTGCGACGTAGGTACGGCTGAAGCAGTTCTGTTGTCAGGTTGCCTAGGTTGCCTCCTAGTTGTTCGTTGAGTTCCTGTTGAGTGGCTCGAATCTCTTCGGCAGTAGTGCGTTCCGAGTCACGAACATTCATTACCAGAAAGGCCTCAGAGAGACGCTGCTGGAGAATGTTGATCATCTGAAGCACAGTCTGGAAGTCCGCTCGCTTGTCCACCTGAACTACCGATACATCCTCAGGACGACCGGTAATCATGGCACCATTACGAGCCTTGGCCAAATCAGAGGGTTTGGTTGTGGCGGATGGTGCTACCAAAAAGACAACCTTTGCTGAAGCCGCAGACCCCTCTACAAGCGCCTGCATGAGGCCCTCCAGGGACTTTAGGTCTCCTAGGTACTCTTCGATCCTGCCGCGTCCGTAGTCCTCACCATCGACCACATTGAAGCGTAGTGGAAGCCAAGGGGTTTGGGTTTTGTTAGCAGAACCTTCCGTTCCAGGAATGATGGCGCCATCTGCCTCTTGTCTCCACTTCCACTTTCCATTGATGAGTTTAGCCCAGGTATATACAGCCACTTCCTCTTCCCCAACAAGAACATCGGATACCGGACTTTGCGTCTCAGTAGCTGTATGATTCGGGCGGGTTTCTTGATTTTGTTGGAAGTCCTCAGGCAGCAGCGACCGATGTATCGACTCTACAGTCAGAATCTCGATGGGTTCGCCATTGCCATCGCGGCTACACACAAAGCGATCAAGGGGGTAGATCTTAGCTTGCTTAGGTCCAAGATAAACAAGGACATTACCCGCCACTACCAGATGCTTCATTGCCTGAAACATCACCACCCTATCGTTGGATTCCGCTAGGTGTTGATTGACCACACGCTCCATGCGTGATAGTGATTGATCAATCTCAGTCTTTGCTTTGGCATCAATTTGTGGATTCCTGGTGAACTCACCATCATTGATCTGAAGCTTAAAGAAGCTAGTGTTGACGGGAAACAAGCTTAGAATTAGCTTACTTGCCATCACATTGACACCTTTAGCCCCCATGGATTGCCAAGGAGTAAGCAGCTTTTGACCGCTGTATGCTCCAGTTGGCGGAATCAAGTAAGGCAATGAGACTGCTGCACACTCTCGAGCAGTGTCAAGAAATATTGTCCGATCTGACGACAACTGCATGTAGCGGTCGGATGCCGATGAGTTTTCATTCATTGGTTAAGTACCGATTGCTAGGCCAAGGGCGCCTGTTTGACGTGGAGACTTAACTCCACCTTGAGTGCCGAGACGTTGGCGTTTGCGGGATTGAGTAGCGGCTTGATTCATACCCACTACCGCAGGGGACGTATCCACGTCAATTGTGGGGGGCTTGGTTGGCCGAGATAGTTTTTCAATGGTCGTTTGTAAGGAAGCAATTACACTTTCAGATTGCTGATTTTGAGTATCATAAATCCCACGCAGGGATGCCATCTGACTATTCTGCTGGTCGGTTACCCGAGCAAGCATTTTTTCATAATTCTTGACCTGCGTTTCGGACTGCGAGGTTATGCTGCTTATTAGAAAATTAAGGCCAGCCGCCTGGGATGCGCTTTGCTGCTCGTACGAAGCTGTCTGCTGTTGTAGCAAAGCCAGGTAGCTATCAGCTTGCGTTTTTTGCTGCGCCCCAATCGTGTCAAGGTAAGTCTTGGTCTCGGCTTGAGTTTCCGCAATGGTGGGTGTTTTTGTGGGCGTTCCCTCTTTTGGTTTAGCTTTGTTTTCTGCAGTCTGTTTGTTGAGGAGTGTTAATATCGGTCCAAAGCCTTGTGCAGCGGCCATTATATCAGCTCCTTAAGTCTGCGGATAACCTCAATGGCCCCCGCGTTAAATCCTTGTTGATAGTCATCTTGTCGAATGCGGGGGTGAATATCGGGGTATGCCAGCTCAAGCTCAGCAATGATGGCTTCAAATGGACGCTTCGAGAATTCGCTGGAGACTTCAGCTAAGGTGATTTCATCCATATTGAGGAAGGTCCGTATTAGAAGCTTCAAAGAAGGCAGGCATCCGCGCACGTTGGGTGTCGGACAATCCTGGGGCCTTACCCCGTTCATAAAGGGAATCAGATTGGCTTAGCCAAAAGTCCTTATCGAGGTACTTGTTCGTAGACCTACCTAACCCCTCAACTACCCATCCGACAGTCGCTCTGCGTAATCGATTGAGGCTTGGTGTGGACTTGAGGCCAAGCTCTGAGCAGACCATTGAGTGGATTGCGACGTGGGTTTGCTCGTCACGGGACACATCCGCTGCTGTGGTCCGGATACCGACATCTCCGTTGAATCGGTAGAAGGGCAGGAGGACGAAGAAGACACTGCGTTCAAGAATAGCGGCCTTGAGAAGGGGGTGTTCTGGCGCAGCCATCCAGGCCTTGAGGATGTGACGCCCTTCAATGTCGGCTTTTTGATCGGATCCGTGAGCAGCAACTACATACTCAAAAGCTTGGTCATGGCGCTCTTCATCCAAGATATTGGATTGCAGGGCTTCCATAACACCGGGGGTTTTGGGTAGTTCCTTTTCCAACCCTTGACGGAGGAACTCAGAAACGGGAAGCTCGAGAATGCGTAAGGCAAGAGCTCGGTAAGTTGCTTCTTCAGAACCATCAACTAGTTTGCCTTTTTTAACAGCAACAGGTGTCCACTTACGCTTACGGGACACGACTTGGTCATAGGGGGAAAGGAAAGTAGTCATTCTCCGCAGGGGATGCAAGGTTCATTAATAGGCTGTTCGACTGGGCATCTACAGTCAGGATCCGCATCCTCTTCGAAGTTGAAGAACTCACGGAAGTCTTCATCAAGGGCAGACATAGCGTCATCCTTGGCTTGTGTGTCAGGGCTTACTTGAAGGGCGTAGTAAAGCGATGTCTGTGGTGAAGCAATCCACGCACGTAGGAACGCTTTGTCGTATGTAACAACATCACTCCAGCTATTGTAGCTGTACCCGTGGAATAACAGTGTGTCTCGATACATACGCACCACACCATCAACAGCTCGCTTGTAGTCTTCCCAGCCTACTTCTGACGCGATCTCACAGTCCGGCGGATAGTCATAGGACTGAACTCCAAACGTGCCAGAATCACGATCAACATGACGACTGATAGGAGGAGCCATCTCTGGGGTTGTAGTGTACCCCCTAAGATCAGTGTACTGATAACTACAAGACGCTGTCGGGGCGATAGCGAACGCACGGCACATCCCAGCCCTGCGAGCAACAGCAGCACCAGCGTCAATACCCGCTGCAAGGTATGCAACAAGGGTGTCCGCTCGTTGAGTTGAATCTGGGTTGGCTCGGTAATACCGATCAATAGCGAGTCCGAAGTCCTTATAGCTGACCTTGTTCTGTGCCAAGAAGTTTGCAAGACCCAAGACCCCGAGACCAACCTGCTTATCAATGGCAGGCGAGAGATATTCTCCAGTCTCTCCAACTCCTGTGCGGCTGTGCAAGTCAACGAGTTGAGACATACCCTCGGTGAACACAGCAGGCAAATCTTCTGGGTTACAGGCGCCAAGGTTAACATGTTGGAGAAGGCAGGTTCCCCGCGATGTAAGGTACACTTCAAGGCAGACGTTACCGTAGATCCGTTGGCCGTTTTCATCGTAGCGGATTTTGTTTAGCCAGATGTCGCCCTTTTTAATTCCATCAAGGGTGGCCTCGATCAGCTCTTCCGAGGCGGTTAAGAGAAATCCTGAATCGACATTCAGACAACGCTTGACCCACGGAAGTTCAGTACGACTGGCCTTGATAAATTGGAGGGCGTCTGGGTGAGTATAATCAAGGTGGATTACTACCGCTCCATTCTTATAATGACCTCCACGTCGTAGAGTTTCATTAAGGGAGGAGTAGATTTTGGCAAACGACACAGGCCCGGATGCCGTAAGGCCTCGTCCATTGTCGGCTCCTTCAGCACGAAGCTTGCTCAAATGAATGGCACAGCCAGCACCATTGCGCAGGGCGTGAGAGGCAAAGCGCCAAGAGGCTTCAATACCCTCCGGCCCTTCCATGCTGTCTTCCACAACAAAGACTGTGCAGCTGACGGGCAGACGGGATTCCGGGTTGTCGATCCAGTTTTGGACACGTCCAGTCCGGGCGATAGTGGATGTGGTGTCTTTGAAGTCAGCAGAGGGGGTCATAGTAGGTCGGTAAGAATAGGAGGGTTGTAGTTGGGTCCCTTAAGGACCTTTCCGTTGTCATCTTTAACTGGTTTGCCGTCAACCAGTTTGCTCATGTTGGACTCGTGTACCCTGTCCAGGGCTGTATCGAGGTCCCATCCACGGGAGGCAGCGTATTGGTAGCAAACGTAAGTTAAGTCAGCTAATTCTTTGAGTTGGTTTTCTAGGGTACCGTCCTCCAACTCAGCCATGAACTCTGTATCAAACTCGTCCCATTCTTCCCTAATCAGGGAATGCTGGAGCTCATGAACGAGTTCGTCCGTAGTAGCCACGGGCTGACCCATAGCCACTCGAAACTGGAGGGCTTGTTCTAGGTGCTTCATCGGTTGCGGGACTGTTGAAGGGTGCTGATCTTCTTTTCAACGTAAGCTTTTACTTTAAGCCAGTCGTCGAGTTCGGATTCATAATCCTTATGGCCAGCACGGCAGATGTACTTAACGCAGTTGCCAGCCAAAAAATCCAGCTGCTGATCCACAACAAAATCCCAAACCTGGATGCGGCCACGCTGGTAATGGGCAGGATCATGTTTTGTTGTCGGGGTGGAAGAAGTCACGGTAGGCAGGGTTGTGTTGGATTCGCCAGAGGGTGTACTCGTTCCAGAGTCGCCCCACGGGTCCTCGTCTGTTGAGGGCTTTTTGGTCAAGCCAGAGCCGGATGCTGATAGACCACCGGAACCAGAGTTCAGAGATCTTTGTCGGTAATCCGGATAGCACAAGGCCCAAAGCATGGAAGACATTGCGGTCAAGGTAATAAACGAAGATCAGAATAGCAGCCAGGTCAATGACAATCAGGTAGTTGGTGGGGTCCATAGGATGGGCTCCTTAGTAGTGGAGTTGTATTCACCTGGGCGAAGGATCCGGGCAAGTCTAGCATTGCGTAGGGCATCCTCGTCCGTAAGTCCCGCTTTTTCGTAGCCAGCCACAATGGCAGGCCAGATCTCTTCGGCGGTATCCAGGAGCTTTTTAGCCCCTACCGCACCAACCCCTGGGATGCCCTTGTAGCCGTCTACAGGGTCTCCTGTGATGACTTGGGTCCAGAACCAGTAGTCGGCTTCGTCAGGGGTCACGTTGACCTCCACATCGCCATTGTAGAGGCGACAGGAGATCTGTTTCATGTCCTTGTCAGGGCTGATCAATACGAAATCGGAGGGGTCAAGGTGACACTCCAATCCAAGTGCATCATCAGCTTCCAGCATTGGATAACGCACTACTCGGTAGTTGGCTGCACACCAGTCAAGCAGGCGCTTGTATCCTACGGGCTTGCGTTTAGTGCGTTTGCCTTTGTAGTCTGGGTCAACAAGTTTCCGAAAGTTCTTGCTGTCTGAAAAGTACAGCACAACCGACTCAGTGTCAAAGCGACGTTTGAGGCTTGTGATTTCGCTGTTGAAGGTTTTAATTACTTCCTTAAAGTTGGAAGCAATTGTGATCAGATCATCGCCCCAGTTAAGTTCGGTTTCGTTGCTAGCACATGTGCGATAAGCAAAGAAGTCAGCATCGATGCGCAGTTGCGTATCAGTGGCAGTCCGCCCAACTTGAGCCATGCTTTGCTTCGGCTGCGAGGGGGACTTTGAGACCGAGGTGTTCCCCGACGATGGGCATGGTGTGGGTGAGGATGATTTCAACGTTTTCGACATGTGTGGGTGATACGGCTAGTTGTTGCTCGTCGTGGATAAAGCCAAGCGGTTGATAATCAATGCCCAGCTGTAAGCCCTCTTCTTTGATGGCATGATGGGTTTCAACCACCCAAGCTTTACAGACGATTGCTCCAGCCGATTGAAGGAGGTAGTTTAGGGCAGCGTGTTTTTTACCTTGAAGACGGATGGGTCGCCCATCTAGGCCTTTGAGAACATCACCCTCAGCCTTTTTGGATACAGCCTTAAGTAATCCGTCAAGTCCTGGAATGGCTTCCGTAAACTTGCGGCGAATCTCTTTACCGAGGCGCTTGGCTTTGTCACCCTTGAGCAGTGGGTCTGTTGTTGTGCCTAGCTTCTCATCACCACCACCGTAGATAAAACAATAGGTGATGGACTTGACTGCTTTACGGCTTACCCCAATAGCATCAGCGTTGATCTGGTGGATGTCACCATTGACCACAATGTCAGCAAAGCGCCCACCATCAAAGAAGGCTAGGTAATGACCAAGCATCCGCAACTCCAGGCCCGAAGCATCTGCCCCCACCTGAACGAACCCATTCCCTGGAAGGAATAAAGCACGGCAACGAGGGTCGGAGCTTACCTGCCCGAGGTTGGGTCTACTGTGAGCATTGCGGCCCGTGTTGGTAGCAAGTTGACATACGTGGTGGATGCGGCCAGCCTTAGTGACCTGTTTAAGCCAGGCGTTTTGGCCCTCCGAGATTTGACCGATGGCCTTCTGTAGTTCAAGGAGACGGGCAAAGGTGCGGCTTTCTGCCGTACCAAGAGCCAGCAGCACTGATTCGTCAATCTTAGGGCGACCAGTTTCTGTAAACTCTTCCGGTGTCCAGTCCCTCCATGTTTGAAAGGTCCAGGCAATATGATCGCGGCTTGTGGGATTGAACTCAGCCAGCTTGGTAAAGGGGGCATCAGCAAAGTAACCCTTGGTAGAGTTGTTTCGCTTTGGAGTCATCTCCTTACCAGCAACATATGGAAAGGTGGCTCGCATGGCGTCTGCCAGCTTATCCGACTCTTCCCGTAGTTCACCCTCAAGGCGTTCAGCAGCAGCTACATCAAAGGGCCAGCCAAGGGTTTCTTGTTGGGCCATGATTGTGGCACACTCATGTTCTAGTTTAATGGATTGGCCGTACTTCTGGATCTTTGGTTCAAAGACTTGAAATAGGCTTTCCGATACTTCCACGTCTTGGGCACAGTAATCTTCCATTTCTCGGGACCAAGCAGCCCAATCAGTTGTCTTGGCAAAGTTATCTTTGTATTCCCCAAGACGATACCCCCACGCTTCTAGGCTGTGACGCCCAAACATCTTTGGCGGCATTCCAATAGCACGTTTCCGAAAGTCCCGGTTAAGGATGTCCGGATAGAACAAGCGGCTAAGGATCAGGGTGTCGATCACATCACCGTCATATTCAAAGAAGGGGTAGATACCTTTAATAACGGGAAGGTCAAAGTAGACAACGTTATGCCCAACAAGAAGCTTCGCCTCCACAAGAAGGTTGACGCCTTCCGTGATGGGCCGCCCCTTACCTGTGTCGTTGAACCTAAACACTTGTTTGGTATCCAGATCCTTAATGACTAGGCAATGAATTCGGTCAAGACCTTGGCGGGGTAAGCCGTTAGTCTCAACGTCAAAGAGTAGTCTCAAAATGGATCATCCTCAGTAGATGGGGTGGAAGTGAAGGCTGCTGTCAGATCCTCAACCATACGGCCCGTTGATGTGTCAAACCTAACGGTGCCTGCTGGTCCGGTGTGCCCATTGAATCGATTCTTTAGAACCCGGATGTTGCTGTGGTCTTCTCCGGAGCTGAGGTTTCGCTCCAGCGCAATGACCATATCGGAGAGCTGCACGATTGAGTGCGACCCCCGAAGCTGCCCAAGGCTGACCTGCTGACCATCTTCGTGCCCCTTATCACCTTGAGGGCGCTTGAGGTGGCTGATAAGCAACATACCAACACCAGTCTCCTCCACAAAGGAACGGAGTTTGGTCATCGTGATGTCGATGAGTTTCCTTTCATCATGGGACTCGTTGCCCGACATAAGGATCGACAAGTGGTCGAGGATGATCCAACCAACTTCCTTGGCGAGAGCCATGAAGCGACAGTCGGAGAGAATTGCATCAGGGTCCACAGAACCAAAACCATCTCGCAGGAAAACCCTACCAGTGCCAAGCGATGATTCAAACGCAGCTCGGAGTTGTTCTTCCGGAAGTTCATTGTTGAGGTGTAGGGGTTTGTTTGCTTTGACCGACATCAACCGAAGGGAGGTTCTTTGAAGGTTTTCCTCAAGGGCAATGTAACCCACGCTTTGGTTTTGATCAATCAAACACTGGGCTACCTCACCACAGAAGGTCGATTTACCGACGCCGGATCCGGCTGTGATGGTAACCAACTCGCCGCGTCGAAGGCCGCCAGTAACACTATCCAAGGCAGGGAAAGGCCAATTAGCGTCCCGACCACGGAGGGGCCTAGTAGCGAGATCAAAGAGGTCTCGTCCGTCGATAACGGTTTTGGGACTGTACCTTTTCTTGTTCCAGATCGCTTGACGGATGGCATCGGTGTCTCGTGCGACCAATGCTTCATTGGCGTCTTTGTAGGGGGATGTAA